CCAGCGGACTAGGCTAGCTAAGCTATTATTGTTGGTAAAAGGCCATGCTTGGTCAAAGTTTTCTGATTCGTCCCACATACCAAACAGAAGCGGAGCGAAGCCTAATCCATGCTCGAAAGACTCTGGCGTTGTCCCCTTAGTGAACTTGAGATACTTGTAATAAACTATCATATCGAACGGATAGTCAGAATTGAAGATAAAGTGTGTTGGGTATTGCATCTAGTCTATCTCGCTAGTAACATCGAATCCGCTTTTAGAAATCCATATGCCAGGGCGGCCATCTTTTGGCGCTTGTCCAATAAGAATACGAGGCATGCCATTACCGTCATATATCAATAGTCCGTATCTATTGTTAGGTAACTTTCCGAACATAACTTGATTATTGCCACCTTTTGCCACGGTCTTAGTAAAAGCCTCGGCATCTAGTTGCATAAAGTTCTGGTTAATCTGCTGTAGCGCTGCTTTAGTGCCTTGCGAGCTGTTAATAGGGTTGAACCTGTTAGGCATCTATTTGCTCCTATCTTATTCTTTGCGTTTGGATTGTTAGTGTATGAGAACGGAAAATAACCGGCTCGAACGCTGCGATATGTTGGTAGCGTATCTGGCATCGATAGAACTCGCCGTTTACCTTTGGCGTAGTTGTATGGACTGTAGGTATTGCTTGAACTCCGTAATCACTCGGATTATCCCATATATAGTCAGTCATAACTGGAACTTGGCGCTGTAAGTCAATCGAAAAAGCGTATTTTACTTGGTCGCTGAAGTCTTGTGAGTAGCCACACTCGACTGTATAGGCTCTCTCGGTCGTAGCGAACTCTGGTCGCCATTTTGTAATCCTTTTAAGCTGGCTTGTAGTTCCATAATGCTGGTAAGACGTTTCTAGGTTAAAAGCGATAGGTTGCCCTAAGTTGCTATAATCCCCGTCCTCGTTAGTCATAATCAAGCCAATACGGCTGTGACCGCACAGGAAGCGCCCTGAAGCGTTTTGTCGTGCTGATGTGGCACCAACATAGGTATTTGAGTCGAAGCTCTCCCAGACCTTTAGATTAATGTTATACACAAAGCATGAGTTAAGCTCTGCGCCGTTATTCGAGAAGAAGACATATAGGCGGTTCTTATACAGGTCGAGCCTTATAGTTTCCTTATTTGGTATAGCATCGTAAGCGTTCTGGATTGTATTTTGCGTAAGAGATTGTTCGCTTGAGCCATCGAAGATATATACCCCGTTGTCGTTAGCGTAGTAGGCATAGTTAAGGTCGCAAACTACTGATTCTTGGCTGAAAGTGCCACCCTGAGCGTTAGAGGCCTGTTGTGTCCATGAGTCGGCGCTTTGCATATACATTAGGTACTTATTGCGCCTTGTTTGGAAGTAAAGCACACCAGCAAGGTTAAACATGGCTGTTAGTGGGTCGCCAGTCTTAATAGCTGGGAAGTTCTGGTAAAAATCTACATTGAACTTATCGTAGCTAGAGATAGTTTGCGGAGTTGTATCAACGATAGTAACGGTAACATTGCTACCAGAGATGGCCGTAATTTCGCCTGTGCCTGTTCCCTGTCCTGTAATCCAGTCGCCAATAGCGAAGCCGCTAGGCGTGATAGTCGAACTGTTAATTGTAAGCGTGTCGCCAACATTGCCCTCTATTGTTGCCGTTGTGCTAAATGCTGGGCTTTTAGCGTAAGTATAGCCGTATGGGTAAGTCCATACTGCTTCTGTATCTGGTTCAGATGCGAAGTATATAAGGTTATCGCTCGTGCCGTTCATAATGTTAGTCGGCGTAATTTCTAGGTCGGTATCGGTCGCAAGGTCGAGTGTATCAATTTTAGTATCGCTCCACGAATTGCTTGGGTTAAGCAAGCGAGGGCTTTCCTTGCCGTCTGCATAGCGGATTTGGTTCAAGTTCTGGCTATATCTAACCGTTCCTGCACCAGTTGGTAGCTCTCTAACTTCCGTCATAGTGCCATCTTCTGCCATGCGGTATAAAATGCCGTTCTGCGTGAATAGCACGGTCTTTACGCCATCTATATTGGCTTCAAAGATTGAATCTACCCCACCTGCTGTACAAGTAAGTAAAGCGCCTGCTAGGGCGTTAGAGTTTGCAGACAGATAGGTATCGTTGTCTGCCGTAGATTGAGAGTTCGCTTGAGCTGTTACTTTAATCGTCACGACATCACCGTTTGTAATATCTGGCGCAGCGTTAAATAGTGCATCGAATGAGCCGTCCGATGTTTCTAGATCGCTTGGGTTAATGCAAGTAGTATCTGCTAGTTCATCGTTAATATAGAGCGATAGTTTAGCAATAGGAGCTTTTGTTACATCTCCTACTCTTTTTGCTTCTAATCTGAAACCGCATATACGAGCATTAGCGCCTGCTGTGTATGTATATGCTCCTGTAATTGTCGCTAGGCTTGCTGTAAGCCCCGTGGTTGCGCCGTTTGTCGTTAAGCCAATAATATTGCTACTCAAGGCTTTTAGGCCGCTTCTAGTGCCGTATTCGCCTACTCTATCAAAGCGAGCATCTTGGGCAAGCCTTAGCTCATCTGAATCCATCGTGTCATTAGGCTTGTAAGTAGCCACGCCTTTTGCAAAGTTTGTTGTAGTTGGAGCGCTCTTGCGAGTGCCTACGTTCGGAATATTGCGCCTTGTGAAGTTTGATTTAATCGCCATTAGTTCCAGTTCCTCACAATTACAGGTAGTTTAGCCCTATTAGCGTTTGTAAGCTGTCGTGGGCAATAGCGTAGCTTCATATTGGTTACTAACTCGTCCATCTTAGCTTCATAGATTCCGGCATAGTCGAAGTTATCACGGCGTTGCTCACACCTCACCAGAGCGCCTAGAACGAGTATTTCGCCGAACTCTGCAGGAATTAGCGGTTTATCGGTTTCAGAGACCATAGCGCACGGTTTAGCTAGGTAATAAAGCGATAATTCGTAGAACTTGTCTTCTCCAGTCGGAGTTTTGTCGTTTTCAATGTTTGGCAGTCCGTAAAATAGTTGGTTGCCGAAGATTGTATATTTGTAATTCTTACGAGAGTCGTCTTTAGCTAATGCAAAGAAATCTTCTTTTGGCATATACTCGAGTGGCATCAAGCCTTGATCGCCTTTCGCTACTAGAGTAAAGAGGCTCTGGAAGTTAGAAGGAAGAGGCAATATGTCTGAGCCTTGCGTAGAGGCTTTGTATATCTTTTCTAAAAATTGGTATTCTTCATCGCCTAGCACGTCAAAATAGGCATCGTTTAAGAACTGGGTAATAGTTTCGTCTGGAAACTCTTGATCGTCTAGCTTTGTTTTAATTCGGGCTATCAAGCCACCAAGATTATAGTTTGAGTCCATTATGTAATGCACTCGCAACGCCAATTATCTATATTTTAGCACACACAATAATAGCACCCCAGTAACGGGGTGCTTATCTATTCTCTGAGCTTTGCCTTAATATATGCGCTCTTATTCGGCTCTGATTCGAGCTTCTGTATGATATCGGCATCGGTCTTCTTATTGAGCTTCAGTGTGATGCGAACGGTATTGTCCGCATCATACTTCGCCGAGGCTCGCTTCTGAGCTTCAGTCGACATCATTTGCCTCCAAGAGTTCAGGTTGCTTGTGGATATTGCCAATAACCTCTGCTTCATACCGCACACTAAATGGAACATCTCGCACCATGAAGCTATAGCATGCATCATCTTGATTCCACTCTACTACCGCAGTATGCCAATCCTCGCTTTCAAAACCGAGGGTTACATTATTGAAGCGCTCAACCTTAAAAGTCACTATATCGCCTTCATATATTTTTTGGCCGTTCTTATCTTTAAGACCTGTCGGGAACTCTACAATAATATTAGTACCCTCAACTTCTCCTATACGCTTACTGCGATTATCTGGGGCTAATACAGGAACTATTCCAGACCACTCTTCTTTATAGCCATCGTAATCGACTCTAGTGCACCAACATTCGCTGTCGATACTCCATGCTCTTGGGTTTAGATCTCTCATTCTTCCTCCTCTCCACAGAGTTCTTCTTTTGTATAGTCATGGCTAGAGTTGTAATCATATAGATTCTTAGTTCTGAACTCCATGTCTGTCGATATTCTTTCTTCACCGTTTCGTATATAAGCGAAGATTCTCCAATGGTATAACCCATCTAGGTCTTTATCCCTGCTCTTAAGCATAACGCGAGCAGACTTGAATGGGTTGTCCTGCATATCCCACCAAGCCCTAATTCCTCTGCGTATCTTTTCGTCAAAGATAGGTTCGACTGGCTTGTAATCTTCCCATTCATCGTTTAGTTCGGCAATTGAGCCATAAGTGTGGTACTCTATCGGATTAGGGTACTTTTCATTGTTCTGAATGCCGACCATGACATAACATACGGCAATCTCCCCTGTCTTCTTATTGCGCAATTTCATCGTACTCCTTTCATAAAAGCCCCGTTGCCGGGGCTGCGATTAATATTAGAATGGGATTTCTCCGAAGTCGTCTGTTGGGATAACTTCGCCACCAGTCACCTCTGCAACCTTTTGTTCTTGCCTCTTCAAACGGACTCGACTATCAGTAAACTCAGCGTTGTTGATTGGATTACCTTTTGCGCTTGTATGGCCACTAAAGTAGACATTGATTTCTACCTCTGGCTTTTTGGCTAGCAAGCGCTTGAACGACATTTCGTATGTCTTAGCGGCGAATTCGTAATCGCCTTTCTCTTCAGATTTTTCGACCACTTGCTTGGCTTTATCTTCAGATGCACCGAGAACCATGAATAGATTCTTTACATAGTGCCAGCGCCATTTTTCCTTTTCCTTCTTATTGGTGATGTAGCAACCTGCCTTTGGATACTTATACTTATCGTCTTCTTCGAAGATGAAGTCTAGAACATATGCTCCGCCAGATACCTCGCGCAACTCTGCGTCGATACACTTTACTTTGTATGTGCCTTCCGGTGCGTAATTCTTAAAGTCTCCGCTATAAGTCTCTTCGACTTCGTCCCAATTAATTGCCATAGTTATTTTTCTCCTTTCTTATCTTGCATTGTGAGCAAGTCATTAATATCAATATCGGCAAGTTTAACTTCTCCGGTCTTGCCTAGCCGGTTCTTAGCCAATGCGACGTCATCGCTGTCTAACAGCAACACGCGCTCTCCGTTGTCATTCTTCTTCAGGTAGAATACATTATCTACCCACTCGACAAATACGTTCATCGTCCTGGCGTCAATCTTAGGAGCAATCTGCTCAAAGTCGATGCCATCTGCGCCCATCATCTTCTTCTTATCTGCATGGGCAATCATACAGATGCCGTAGCCCTTCTTATTTAGATCCACAAGAGCTGGCAATACCTGCGTCCTGATATAGTTTGCATACACCTCGAAACCTGCACCGTAACCGCCATTCGACTTTACTAGTGTTTCTGTTAGGTGCATCCTATCGATGCCTGCAGCTTTCTCGATTGCTTTGCGAACCATCCAGTCTGCGCTATCAATGACTAGCGTGTCATAGTTTTCGCTCTTCGGACTTTTGTTCATGAATACTAGGTAGTTCACGAACTCGTCGAAGCTTTGTATTTGCGGAAGCCTTGCGACATCCATGTAGTTCAATCCGCCTTCAAAGTCCAGGAATAGTGGTCTCTTGAGCTTTGCGGCTAACGTGCTCTTTCCTGTGTTGTGCACTACAAAATTGTCTGCTAAGAAACTGTGATATGGGTCAGAGCACCTAATGTCATAGGTCGCCTTCTCTCCTGCTGGTTCTACCGAAATGACTTTTTCAAATACGGCCTTTTGAGCTTCTTCGAGTGTTTTTAAGGAATTATCTATCCCTTTTAGAGCATGTTCTCTTTTAGAGAGCAATTCCATGTTCTCGACCCTGTTATCTGTGTGGTCACCATTTAAATGATGTACTTCCATGTCTCTAGGAATAACTTTAATGTCTCTGCCATCATAGTTGTTTAAAAGACTCTTATATTCTTCGGTAGTCATGCCATTTAAACTCGCCTCATATATAAACCGGTGTTCGGCTAAGCGGCAGTATTCGATGCCATTTACGATCTTATGTGGCGCAATTGGGTGATATTTAACAAATACCTCTCTGCTTTTTAACGCTTTCTTTCCGCCTATTTTATGCGGCATTCTGCCGCTCACTGCTACTTTATCCTTCGACAAATCTATTTCTGATAGCTTTTTCCAACCAGAGTCAGTCCAGAATAAGTGTGTTGCAGTTGCTATTGTTTCTCTGCTTTCAGTCTTAATCTTGTAAACCTGTTTTATCCCGGAATAATAAACATCTTCTACCTTCGACCATACGAATTTTGACGTTTCTTCGTCGATAGATCTAACGTATATTTCTTCTCCAGAATGTTCTCCTCTCCAACCTTGGTAGATTTGCCCATTGAACCTTTTATGAAGGTTCTTCAGCCGAATCTTCTTAGAACAATTATCGTTCTCGAATAGGCTAGATTTAAAAGTTATCATTGCATCTCCGTCTATGCATCCAGGCAACCCATAGATGAGCACCTTAGGCGCAGTCGGAGTCTTGCCTGTAATAATCGGCAACCCCATTTATTCTCCTTTCCTACAAAAAGAGTAAGACATAAAACTTCTCCTCAAATTGTATGTATGTTATTTTTTATGATTCCACCCTACTTTTATGCTACTTCTTTAGCTCGCTTTTGTCAATCGGCTTTACGCAGTTAGCGAAATAGTCGCTCATATATTTGCCAGCACCCTTGATGTTCCTAACATTCATCTTACAAATACTTTGCTCAAGCCTGACATTCACGTCTTCGCCATTAGCTGCCTTATCTTCTATGTTCCTCTTTTCGTATTGTCTTTTGAAATCTTTGGCCATTACCTTAGCAATATCTTCGCAAGCTTCAACTATGAAGTCCTGCCTGAGGTAATGATACTTGCCATCGAATACAGCAATCGGATGTTTCTTATCGTTTTTTACCATTATTTCCTACACTCTTCTAGCGGCTTCTCGATTGGCTGCGTTACGCAGTTCATATCATACATGTTAGCTTTGCTATCCACTGTGGCTTTGGTCAACTGTCCTAGGACAATGATCGTAGTCGCCACAAATACAATGCCGACTACGACTAGTGCCACTGCTGATGCTATAAACGCTCGCCTTAGTTCCTTGTTTTCGTCCATCTATTCTCCTTTCAAAGTCTTTCTTAAAATATAACCCGTGCTCTCGACACCTTCAGGTAATTTGCCATTCAGTTCCACATAGGCTTTAACTTTCTTGTTGTTTATCTTTTTAACGATGTCGCATAAGTCATCATCGACGTTATCTAAGTCTACTGCTTTATACTTACCGCTAGATGTAAGTTTAAGCTTAATATAGTCTGTTTCGTGCTCAG